ACCGCCGTCTACGACGACCTGAACGCTGGCCTGTCCACTCTTGTGAACGCTGGCAAGAAGCTGACCGGCTGGGCATTCGACAACCGGTTCGAGCCCGTCCTGAACGGTTCCAAGGACACCGCCAACCGGCCGCTGTTCGTGGAATCCCCGTTCACCGAGACGAATGGTCCCGTTCGCGAGGGTCGCCTGCTCGGCCGTCAGGCCTTCATCGGCGACGGCATCTACGACGCCACCACGAAGACCTACGGCTTCGCTGGTGACTGGTCACAGGCTGCATGGGGCGCCGTTGGCGGCATCTCCTACAACGTCTCCACCGAGGCCACCGTGACCATCAACGGCACGCTGACTTCCCTGTGGGAGAACAACCTCGTTGCGATCCTGGCAGAAGCCGAATACGGCTTCCTGGTCAATGACGCTGCGAGCTTCGTCAAGTTCACCAACGCAGCCTAGGAGTAACTGATGGCGATCAAGAAGGCAACAACGCTTGACGACCTGAAGCAGGAGGCCGCCCCGGTGGTCGAGGGCTACACGGTCCTCGTCGGTCCGGCCGGCATCGAGACTTCGGTACCGGACTCGATCCTGCAGGCGCTGCTCGATTCCGGGTACACGAAAAAGTAGAGAGGGTGTGCGGTCATGGCCTATGCGGCTGTAACTGATGTCGAGGTGCGCTATGGCCGCACCCTTTCCGCTCCCGAGTCGGCGCAGGTAACGGCGTGGATTGAAGACCTTGAGTCCGAGATTCATGAGCGGATCCCGAACCTGCTTGATCTGATCGTGGCGGGGCGCCCAACGGACGCCACGCTGCGCAGGGTTATCTGTGCGGCGGTGATCCGCAAGCTTCAGAACCCCGAGGGCCTGCGGACAACGACCGTGGCAATTGACGATTACTCCACAACCAAGACGGTGGACTCGTCCAATAGCGCCGGGTTCCTGAGCCTGACGGATGACGAGTGGAGCCTGTTGCTTCCCGGCTCATCCGGCGATGCGTTCACAATTACCCCCTACTGGGCGCCATGAGCGCGGTTGACGCGGTCCTGGATGGCCGCCAAGCTGCCGAGGCCCTGATGATCGATACGTGCCGGATCACGTCGGGCGGCGAGGTGGTGACGGACCCGGAGACGGGCGAGGTCACCCGGGGGCGCACGACGGTTTATGAGGGGAAGTGCAAGGTTCAGTCGAAGGATTCAGCCGTGTCGAATCCGGAGGCGGGCGAGGCGTCTTTCACGGTTGTGTCCCGGCAGATTCATATCCCGGTGAACGCTGCCGAGATCTTGGACGGGTACGAGGTGGAGATCACGGCGTCACTGTTGAACTCGTTCACGGTGGGCAAGGTGTACCGGGTGGAGGGCTTCACGCCGGACAGTTTCGACACCGCTTACCGGCTCCCGGTGAAGGAGATCGTCGGATGAGTGTTGACGCTTCTGATCTGGATGGGCTGGCCCGGTCGTTCCGTGCGATCCCTGCCGCGATGGTCCCGAAGATGCGCGGCGTGGTGGCTAAGTCTGCGGTGAACACCAAGAAGATCATGCAGAAGGACGCGCAACGGTCGAGGCATTTCAAGCAACTAGCGCCCACAATCGGCTACGACTTGAAGGTTCACGAGTTCGGCGGCGATGGCGTGATCGAAGCGGAGATAGGGCCATCCGGCGGAGGGTCCGCATCCCTGGCCGGCATCGCGTACTACGGTACGTCGAAGCCTGGCGGTGGGACTGTCCGCAACCCTGAGGACGCGATGCTCGAAGAGGCTCCGAACTTCTACGAGTTTGCGTTCAAGGCGACGGAGGGGCTGCTGTGAATCTTGTTTACGCCACAGTCCCCGATGGGCATGTCGGGGACTTCTTTACCGCCGTCGCTGCATTGTTCCCTTCCGCCGTGAAGGTGTATGTGGGGACTGTCCCGGCCGCCCCTACGTACCCTTACGCGGTGTTGTGGGGCTCGCTCGGCGATGAGGTTTCGGAGTCGCTGGCCGATATCCCTGACGAGATCCGTGTCCCGTTCCGCGTGACCTACGTGGGGCTGACCCTCGCGTCCGTCGCTCATATTGCTTCCAAGGTCCGGCCAGCGTTGAACCGCGCCGCGCCTTACGTGTCCGGGTGGATCACTTCACGGATGCGGCAGTCATCCCTGATGGATGTTCAGGCCGACCGGGACGTGACCGTGACCGGCGTCGGAACCCACCCCCTGTACGCGGTTGACGAGTTCCTGCTCGTCGCCAGCAAACTCCGAAAGGAACCCTCGTGACTAAGTTCATTGACGCTTATTCCAAGACGACCGGGGCGAAGCAGACGGTGCCTGCCGCATGGCTCGACCGCAAGGACGCCCCGTTCAACGATCTCACCAAGACTCCCAGCCAGAAGGCAAGGGAAGCGGCGAAAGCCGAAACCACCAAGCCGGCCTCGCCGGAAACGAAGGAGGCCTAAATGGCTCGCGTGCTTGCCGATGGCAAAACGAAATTCACTATTCTCACTACGAAGCCCGTCAACCCGGCGGCGCCTACAGCTACCGAGTTGAACGCGGGTATCGACCTCTCGTGCGACATCCTGTCTAGCGACTTCACCTGGGGCGCTACGGACTCGGACAAGGTAGCTGAGAAGGCGCTGTGCGACGAAGGCAACGCTAATGCCATCGGTGCATCAAACTACGCTGGTGGGTTCACCCTCTGGCGCAAGTTCGCTGCGGGCGGCGGCTTTGATGAGGCCGGCGAAACCGGCTGGGCTGCGCTCAAGGAAAAGGGCACCACGCTTTACGGCTATGCCCGGCAGATGGACAAGGATGCGACTGACGCATGGGCCGCGGCTGACGAAATCTACCTCGGCGCCGAGTTCATCACGGACACCCCGCAGCGCACGGACGGTTCCGGCTTCATCAAATACCGGACGCCCGTCGAGATCCAGCGCGGCTACCCGTTCATTGAGGTAGCGGCCGGCGCCTAACCCCCCCCTACTGGCTGGCCCCTGTGATTTCAGGCTCCGGGGGCCAGCCGCACCACGTTATTGAGCCTGCACCCATATTCAAAGGAGCCTGAAACTCATGACTGAAACCCCCCAAGATTTCGACTTTGACGCCTGGTTGGAAGGCGCAGAACGCCCGGTGCGCGCCGTTACCGTCTACCAGAAGGCGGGCCTGATCGCTGACCTCGACGCGCTTGAGGCGCGGATCCTCGCGGCCGATGATGACGAAGACGTCGACGGGCCCTCAATGGCCGGCGGTGTCACCAAGCTCCGCGCCGAGTATCAGCGCCTCGCGCACCAGTTCCACAACTCGGCCCTGACCATCAAGGTCCAAGGTCACGACGAAGCCGAGAAGGCGGATATCGCTAAGGCTAACCCGGGACTCGCGCCGGGAGAGCTCGGCTATATCATCCTGGCCGATGCCATCACCGAGCCGAAGATCACGGTCGAGCAGTTGAAGCGCCTTGGTAAGAAGGTCGGCGAGGCGCAGTTCGATCAGATCCCCGCCGCGTACCACAAGGCATCCAAGGAGATCCCTGCTGTGAGCGCGGATTTTTTGCCGAAGTCCTCTACTCCGGACGATGGTGGCGAGTAGTCGCAGCATTGAAGACGGCTGAGCGTTTTCAGCGCCCGCCGTCTGCCTACCTTGGGCCCCTGCCTGAATCCAAGGACAGGCTGCTGGAGTTCGCTTACACGCTCTATGTTGAGGGCATGTGTGATTGTGGCCGGCCGAAGTTTGAGTGCCGCAACGAAGCCAATGCCGGACTGTATGAGGTCGCGGACGTGATCTGCCATGCGCAGGCCGCGGTCGAGGAACATACCGGGCAGGAGAAGTTCAAGCCTGAGCCGGGTCAACGCTTCTACGCCGCCGAGATCGACGAGGAACTAATCACCCGCAGGACGTTCCCGGTACTTCCCGACGCCGACGATTAGCACGATGAAGCCTGCGAGGGCGACGAATGATGAGAAGGCGTTTAGCCAGCTCGGCCCGTCCTCGCCGCCCATGGTTATGAGCGCGACGGCAATCCCGAACACGAGCATCCCTAGGCCGGTCTTCATGATGTTGGCGCCGCGCTTTTTGTGAACATCCCCCATTTGAGTCATGCGCCCAGTGTGATCCATGCCCGCGCTTTTGTAAAACCTTTGGAGGTTCCTCATGGCTGATCGCCGCGTCAAGGTCGTATTCAGTGCCGAGATTCAGAACTTCAAGGCATCAATGGAGGCCGCGGCTCAGGCTACACAGAAGGCCAAGAAGGCTTCCGAGGATGCGGGCAATGCTCAGGAGCAGTCCGGGGCGAAGGGTGCGGCGGCGGGCAAGGTCGCGGTTGACGCTCAGACTAAGGCAGCCGCTGCGGCTGAGAAGCACCGCGAGTCGCTAGAGCGGGTTGGCGCCGCCGCTACCATCGATGGCGCTGCCGTCCTGGCAGGCGTGGGCATGGCTGTGAAGTCTTACGCCGACTTCGATAAGCAGATGTCCAGCGTGGACGCAGCAACCCACGAGACTGCCGGCAACATGGACAAGTTGCGGCAAGCTGCCATTGACGCAGGCGCAGATACCGCGTTCTCGGCTAGCGAGGCTGCCAAGGGTATCGAGGAACTAGCGAAGGCTGGCGTCTCGACGAAGGACATTCTCGGCGGTGGCCTAAGCGGTTCACTGGCCCTGGCAGCGGC